AAGTCAGGCGATTTTCCGGTGCGCTGCTTCATCACGGTCTTGGATTCGACCGATATCTTCCGCTTCGAATCATCGAACATGCGCGAGCAGAACTCCTGCAATGTCTCGATGTCCGCTCCGCCAATACGCTCCTCGATGACCCATTTCCGCATCGAGAACCAAAGTTCCGTCACCTTGCGGTCGTATGCCTCATTGCATGGCCGACTATCCTCGTCGCTGACCGGAATGGTTGATGGAGAGCCGCCGAACTCGACGCGATGAACGACACCCCATTCTCGGGTCAGAATGTCGGCCAAACCGCCGCCCTCACCGCTTGAATCCAGAGCGAACTTGTCGGGCGGAACATTCCGTTTTCTGCACTCCTCTTTGACCCGATTTGCAATCTGGTAATGAACCGGCTCGGTCAGCGCGGCATTTGGAGAGATTTGAACGACATCGCCAAAAAGTATGCTCAGCTTGTCGTTTGCGGTGCCAACCTTGGCAAAGCGGAGGATACACCTGTCACCGCCGAAACCAGGATCGAGAGCTGCCACCTGCTCGACATTGGTCGTAAATGTCAGCTTTCGAGTCGGCGTATGCGTTTCAATCAGCGATTCAGACAGCACCGTCTTGACCATGCCGTCCGGCGCCCAGAATCCGCGCGTGTACTTCCAGAATGTAGGGCTTTGTTCGCCCTCATGTCGCATAGCGGATAAAACCTGATCATGCGTTATGAGGTATGGATACTTGGTTCGCCCTTCGCTGATGTTCGGCGACTTCATGCCGTCGAACCGTCGGCACATTCCGCGTTCGGTCAGCCAATGCTGATCTTCAATAGTGACGCTGCGCCAACCCTTTGCCGGGGTGCAGAAACGTCCGTGAGGATCGTACTTCGAAGCGGGGTTTCCGATGACCAGCATCTTGAACTCGCGGCAACCCTTGGAAAGGTTCGTGCAAGCCTCGAAAGCCGCTTCGGGCGTATCCGTCGCTTCGTCGATGATGACCATCACTCGCTCGGCGTGGATACCCTGGATGTTGGCCACAGCCTTCGCCGTATTGCCTTCCGCGACAGCGATGGCCGATATCGAGTGCCGGTCGTCACCTTTGATAGCCTGCAAGGCCATCTTCGAATCGACCATGTTGCCGGGAAACCCGCGCGACTTACGGACCAGATCTTGAAGATTGGCCCACATACGCTTGCGGATCATCTTCGCGGTCGTCGAGGTTAGGACGACGGTGGACTTGGAAGGATTGGCCAACCACCAGACGGTAGCGAAAAGAGTCGCTCCGAATGTCTTGCCGGACGCGCCGCATCCAGCCCAGCCGACATAATCATGTTCGCAGAGACTTTCGACCTGAGCTTCCAGCCACGGATTCCAGCTCAGCTTCGGCCAGAGCATTTTGGTGGCGTTAACAAAATGGTCAAAAGTGCCTAAACCACCCTCATTCGGCTGGAGTCGATTTCGGAATGCGTAAAGTTCCAGTTCTAGGTCTGGAATCTTGACGGGTGAACGTATCCCGTACTTATGCTGAATCAGTGGATGCTCGGACGCTTGCTCTGCCATAGTTTGGCCTTGCAATAGTTCACTCTGGACTTGACCGTCTGGCAAAGGAAAAATATGCCGTCGCAACTTGTTTCTTCATCCGGCTGTTGCCAGCCTTGCGACTCCGAGCCGGTTGTCGTGAATATTCCCGGCCCTCAAGGTCCGGCTGGAACCAACGGCACCAATGGAACGGACGGAATTGACTCGTTCACCTACACGACCGCTCCGTTTTTTGTCCCTGCTCTCGGTTCGAGTGTCCTCGTTTTTGTTGATAATACCGAATTTCTACCGGAATCGGTTGCTGGCCAGTTCTTCGTCTCGATTCAGGGTCTTGGCTACATGCAGGTGCTGTCGGTTGACGGCCTGCAACTGACGCTTCAAAACCCCGCTGCGGGTGTCTTGGGAATCGCCAATGCTATTCCTACCACCCTGATTCCGACTAATTCCCTTATCACTCTGGCCGGTGCGATTGGTGCTACTGGCGCTCCTGGTGCGTCGGGAGGCGCTCCGGTTGGCGCGTCGTACATTTGCCGCACGGCTGATGCCACGCTGACGAACGAGACTGCTCTCGATTCGCTTTCGGCTGGCTACCTCAAGACTCAAGGATCGGGCGGATTTGGTGCGGTTTCCACGGTTGCCACGATTCCGATTGCCGATGTCACCGGCACGGTTCCGATTGCCAAGGGTGGCACAAACCTGACGACCGCTCCCGCGAACAAGATTCCGGTTGGCGATGGCTCGACCTATCTCCAGAAGGAGATTGTTGGAACGTCTCCGATTGTTGTTACGAACAGCGCCGGAAACATCACACTGTCGGCTCCGTCGATTGTCCCGTTCAGCTACGTCACGTTTACGCGGAGATTGACCGGCAGCAACTTGATCGTAACTGCAACGACCAAGAATCCGTTTAGCCTCACGGACTTTCCTGTTGGATCTTGGGCAAACCTAGATCCGTCTTCAGGATTTGTCGCTGCGACTGGTCGATTTGTGGTTCCGTACACTGGATACTACAAAATTGAAGGTCTGTTCAATCTTCTTGGTAGTGGCGGCGTTGCTCGGGTTGTTGTTTTCTTGCGGAAAAATGGGTCAAACATCTTTCAAACGCTTGATTTCAACGCCACTAACGCATCCCCACAATCGTTGCCTGCTGTGTCGTTTTCTTACGTCGATCAGGCGTCTGTAGTTGGCGATTACTACGACATCTTGATTCAGACAACTTCACACGATGTAAGCGTCGAAACCGGCTCCTCATTCTCTGTCCAGCGTATTCAGGCCTAAACCATGAGCGAACGCGCACCACGGAGGTACACAGACGGAACTGTCACCTTTGAGGGTGGCATTGACGCTGGCGTGATGCCGTCTGAGGTGGACAAGAATCAGGTGGCGTTCGCGGTCAACGCCAACTTCCGACAGGGGTTTGTCTCATGCCGCCCCGGCTTCGTTCAGAAGAATTACGATCTGTGTGTCACCATCACGGCTGACAACGATCAGGTTACCGCTGACCAGACGAACGTCACCGCTGATGGCTGGTCAGAGGACTGTTACGGACCTCAGTCGCTTACAGGTACGTTCCAGTGTGCGCTCCCTTACATTGCCGACGATGGACGCACGTTCATCCTGATACTGATCAGCGGCGAGGTCTGGTTCTACGACGTTGCTCAGAACAAGGCTCAGAATCTGAGTGTTTCCGATGACCTGAAGAATCCGTCGAATCTGCTCGATGGCTGGATGGTTCAGGCTGAGAACTTCGTCGTCATTCAAGACGGATTCAGCAGGCCGCTGATCTTCAACGGCACAAATCTGCGCCGTGCTGCGGATGACGAAATCAAGTGCGGCAAGGTCATGGCCTACGTCAATGGCCGCATCTGGTACGCGCTGCCGAATGGATTCTCATTTAGAGCGACTGACATCGTTTATGGGGATGGAACGCGAGCCAGTGTTCTCAAGGAAACCGAGAACACCTTCCTTAATGAGGGCGGAGACTTTGCGGTTCCGTCGGATTCAGGCGGCATCACAGCGATGGCAGTCCCAGGCGATCCTGACACATCGCTCGGCCAAGGTCCGCTTTTAGTCTTCACACCTCGATACGTCTTCTCGGTTCAAGCGCCTGTTGATCGTGATGTCTGGAAGAACCTGAACTATCCGATTCAGGCCATCAGCTTGCTTACGAGCGGTGCGCTTGGCGCTCGTTCTGCCATCACCATCAATGGCGATGTCTTCTACCGCGCTGTCGATGGCGTTCGCTCGTTCATCATCGCTCGACGCTCGTTCACCGATTGGGGCAACACCCCGATCAGCAGCGAGATGCTCAACGTCATTGAGAACGATCAGACGAATCTCCTGTGGGCCAGTTCTGCGGTCGTGTTCGACAATCGGTTGTTGATGACCTGTCAGCCTCGGTACGATGCCGAGGGAGTCATTCACAAAGCGATGGCGGTCTTGGACTTCGACCTGATTACGTCGATGCGGAAGAAGTTTCCGCCTGCTTGGTCTGGAATCTGGACCGGACTTGATGCGCTTCAGGTTGTTAAGACCGAGAACGCCTACGGCGATCAGTGCTTCTGCATCGCTCGCGGATCGGACGGCACGATTCAAATCTGGGAAATCACCAAGGGCGAGAAGTTCGACAACAACGTCGCCGAGGGTAAGAAGGAAATCGAATGGCTGGTTCAGAGCCGCGCCTACAACTTCGAGGTTCCGTTTGGTCTGAAGCGCCTCGATTCTGGCGACTTGTTCATCGATCAGCTTGAGGGCGATGTCTCGTTCAATGTCACCTATCGACCCGATCAGTATCCTGGCTGGATCGAGTGGATCGACTTCTCCGAATGCGCGACGACGACGCAGTGTTTGGATCTTTGCCCGATTACGAACTTCAAGCCGCAGTATCGCCCGAAGATGCGCTTTCCTACGCCTTCGGATGCGCCGTGCAATCAGACGATCAGCACACCGGCTCGCAACCTTTACGAGGTTCAGGTGATGTTGAATATCATCGGGTATTGCCGGATCAAGAGCTTGCGAGTTCACGCTTACGATGTTCAGGAACCGAGTGTTGGTGAGTGCCGGACGGTGTTCCCAGCCTGCACACCGCTTGATGTCTGTGATATCAACCCGCTGACCTACACCTCGGAAGCCGTTAACCCTTAAAACAGCATGCCAAACCTTACGCTCATCACGCTGACGCCCCCGAGTTTGCCCATCGGGTATTGCCCGACCAACTACCAGCAGTTGGCCAACGATGTCATCAGCGGCACTCAGGCAAACTTCAACAGCGCCATTGGAAATTCATTTTTCAACTTTGGTCCGACGACTCCGACGCTGAACAATCAGGTTTACCCGTGGCTCGATAACAACGGTAACTGGTGGGTCTTTCAGGGTGGATATTGGTCGAGGGAGAATCCTGTCGCCGCAAACAGCAGCGAACGCCGCATCTTTGTTGGAACGAGTGCCGATGTCCTATCTTACGATGGTGGCGATGGAACGGTTTACTCTGGCAATCCTTACGCCGGTTCGATGTGGGCTATCGATACGAATTTCGAAGCTCGATTCCCGGTTGGCGCTGGCACGTTTGCGGCGAGCGGGGTTGTCAGCGTCAACGGAACGACCACCTCGACCGCTGTTGCCGGTGAGGACAAGCACACGCTTGTTACCGCCGAGATGCCGTCGCACACGCATCAGATTCTCGACCAGTACATCAACCTTACTCAGCGAGGATCGGCTGATACGAGTGTGTTCAGCGCGACGAACCGTTCGGAAGGCGTGGCCAACCTGCTGCCGACCACTTCGTCCGGTGGTGATGCTCCGCATAACAACCTGCCGCCGTTCTACGGTGTTTACTTCATCAAGCGAACCGCCCGAGTCTACTACACCAAATGAAGCTGATCGTCCAAGATATCAGGTCAACGATTGCTCGGGCTATCGGCGTTTGCGTCGATGACGCGCGCGTTTACGACTACATCAATCAGGCTTGCCGCCGACTGCTTCACAAGGGTCTGTGGGCTGGAGCTTACGGACGTTTCACGATCCACACGGTCGGTGGCTGCATCACTTGGCCGCGTCAGATCGAGACGATTGAAGCTGTCGCCGATTGTTGCGGAGTCGGAACGGTTCGCAATCAATGGTTCGAGTTTCAGGAAACCGGATACGGACTTCTCAATGGAAACCAAGTGTGCGTCGGCAAGCAGCTTATTGATCGTGGCACTGTGGTTAGTTACCGCGACATGTCTGGCGGGACTAACAGCTATCTTCGAGTCTACCCTGGTGACGCTTCGGACGTTGGCAAAACCATCACCTTGCAAGGAGTCGATCAGAACGGTCAGTGGATTCGAACCCAGAGCGGCGGAGTCTGGATCGACGGCGAGAAGCTAACGCTCGCTTTGCCGTATGTTCAGTCCACCAAGAAATTCACCGAACTGACCGGAGTCATCCGCGAAGCCACGAATACGGTGAGTCGTTTGTACGAGTACAACGCGACGACCGCGCTGGAGACGGATCTGGCAGTTTACGACCCCGATGAAACTTTGCCGCAGTATCGTCGCAGCTATCTCGCTGACCGTTGCAACAACGAGGAGGACAAGCCTGTAACGGTGATGGCGAAGATGCGCCATATCAACGCGACAAGCGTGAATGACTACCTCATTCCTCCGTGTCCTGACGCCATCAAGCTGATGGTCATGGCGATTCGGAAGGAAGAGAACGATTTGATTCAGGAAGCAGTGGCCTACGAAGCCAAAGCTGTTCAAGCTGTGCAGGAGCAGACGATGCAGTATTTGGGCGACGCCGTTCACACGATCCGAATGGTCGGAGTCGGGTTGAATGGCGGTGGGTTTTCACAATGGTTCTAAATCTCAATATC